TGTTTTATTAATTGAGGTACTTTTACGATGCAGTCCAACATACGAAGCTGACTAAATTCTGTATGCGCATGTGTCTCTATTCTCACTAGAACACCAACTTTCTCTTAGTTTCTTTCTTTATTTCTTGTCCATAAGGATTAAGTACTGCAAATGATTTTTTCTCAGGTGTCCATAAGCTATGATACTGGCATAGACCAGAAAACTTAGGATCAGCATTTGGGGAAGTGCTGTGGAATGGACACCAGTAGCATAATGGAGTTGGTTTGGGAGGATACTCGCCTTTAATTTCCATTTCATCCATTTCATTTAACACCTTGTCCAGTTTCTTAATTCCTCTGTTAAGATAGCCTTTGGTACATACACCTTCGTCAGCTCCTTGAATAGCATCTATAAGAATAAAATCATACACATGGTCTGTTGCAGGCTGTCCATATAAATGAATACATGCCAGATCATAAATTACATGTTGCATAGGTGTTTTTATATCTGCATCTCTAAACACGGCCTTTGAGGATTTATAGTCAGTAATCCTTAGCTGCTCTTTTGCATTCTTATCCACTCTATCAATAAAACCATGTATAATAACTCTGTCGTCATATACAAATTCAAATCTCTGTTCTACTGCTACGGGAGTCCACTCTTTACTATCAATCCTAGATGGCAATACTTTGTTATAAAAGATATCCATCTTTTCTGAATAGTTCATACCTGACTTACTATCAGCAGTAAAAAACTCATCAAAATATTTCTTTTTGAGGTCTTTTATACCGAGAATGTGATTATCCGACTTCTCATCAGTCTCTAAATAGCCCTCTTCTGTAATGCTTTTAAGATAGTCATAATCTACTGTCTTACCTTCCATTATCATTCTTCCTTTAAGCTCTAATGCCTTATGTAAAATAGAACCAATTTCCATAGGAAGAGACGATTTCTTTGAAAAGTTTTTGTCTATATACTTTAATTTGTGGCTCAGTGGACAGTGATCAAAGTTACTCTCTTTACTGTAGGAGAGATAAGGTAACCCCTTATCCTCCTCAGTTACTTGTCGGATTTTCTGACTGATTTCAGTCAATTAATGCCTTTCTATACATAATACGTTCCCTCCAACGTGATATCTTCCATAGTTATTTCTACTTTGTCATCAAGCAGTTTTAATAATGTTTCTTTGCCTTTATCTGTAGGCGCATCCTTATAATCTAATACCCCATCTTTATCCCATAAGATTGAGACTTTACAATATGGAATAATCGGACGTATTTTCTTAAATAATTTATTTTTGTACAGCTCACCGTCCCATCCATACGGATCCTTATATTCCTTGTCAAAACCAAGAATTAATTCTTCTATCTTCAAATAATCGAGTAGCAATTTGATTTGTTCATCTGAAATTTCACTGCCACATACAGCTAAAGAAAAGTCATCATCACCAAAATACGAATGATTTTGCATAACTCCTTTCTCAGACTCAAGTAGTAAACATTTCCTACAAGTCTTAATCTTATTCTGGTTAATATGAATACCATAAAGATTATGTGATAACTTGTGGCTTAGAAATTTTCCTTCTATATTAAGAGGTACATATTTTCCAATGTTCTCTACGTCTTCTTCATCGAGATATCTTCCTCTTATACCAATAAGATTTTGATGTCTATCTCTATGAGGAATAACTATTTGATTTGTATTACCCCAATAAGATATTTCAAATGTAGATAACGTCTCTCTGGAAATATGGTCGTTTAAAAACACTTCATGAGGAGTATATTCAAACATTTCTAATA